CAATTACCTAAAAGAAAAACTTCCCCTTCTAATGACGCAAGATCTAGATCTGACCAGCCAGAGCCGCTTGCGCTAGAAGGTTTGGGTCGTCCATCTTAATTCCACCGCATACTTCAAGGATTCTATTTATGGTTGGAACATCTAATACATCTTCGAATGCGTCGCGGTCTGCTACCAAATCTGGTAGCTGCTTCTCTAGTGCTACTGCACATGCATCAATTAAAAGGTCCAAAGTTTCATCTTCGGTTTTTACTTCAGCTGTCTTCTGAATTACTGCCATGAACTTGCGTAGTTCTTTAATTGTAAGTGGCTTCAACTTTACTGTTGCGCCATTTTGTAACTTAATTTCTTCTACGTCGTATACTGTAGTTGCCAATTTATCCTCCTTGGATAGTGTCTATATGATTATAGCAAAAGGGTTTTAATAACACAAACAGAGGGCCCCCATTTCTGGGAGCCCTCCGCAATTTAATTAAATTAAATTAAGCTGTTAGTACACGGTCAATAATCTTACCGTATTCCTGTCCTGCATATGCGCTTAGTCCTGATGGGAGCAAACGGAATGTAACTGGGAATGTGGTTGGGTTATTACGTGCAAGTGAGAACTGTGACTGCTGTACTGAAAGTACACGACGTGCATAATATACACGCTCTGCTGCAGCAACGTCTGTTGTGCGGTATGTTGTTGGAGCCTGTCCAACTGCAATGAGCTGACGCTCTGTTGGAGCTACACCAAGTGCACCAGCTGCAATACCAAGAGTCTTCTTGTATGTATTGTTAACTGTTGAGCCTGATTCGATCATTGTGTTGTTCGCTGAAATCACATCTCCTGATGGATCTGATGAAGATGCTGCATCTCCCTGTCCAAATACAACGAGAACGTTCTCAAGTGTACCTTCTGACATTTCTGTTGCAATCATAACTTCCATTGACTCCTTGAACAGCTTAGCTGTATCAAGAAGCTGATCTACTGTTACTGAACCGTATGTTGGGTTGTAAGTAATTTGAAGACCGTTGTTTGTGTAACCTACGTTACGATATTTAGCTGTGCTAAGATCTACTTCATTAAGAGTGTCTGTAAAAGACTTTCCTGAAGTAAAAGTTTCTCCCGCTGAGCTTCCTGGCTCCATGTTTTCAACGTAACCTGTTACAGTTGAATCCTTGGTTGAAAGGAATAGTGGTGAAGCACCGACTAGAATATTCTTTGCATTACCTGTGGCTTGTGTTGCCATAGTTTAAACCTCCTGTGAAAATTTATTGTATTAAATTGTAAAATTGTTGGCTGGCTAGGCCCTTTCCTCTAAGGATAATGATACGGTATTATACGCTATAAGGCAAATTAAGCAAATCTGCCGTTTACGTCTAGTATTCGACTATATTTAATCTCTAATATTACGTCTGAAGACAGGAATCCCTGAAGCTCTTTTGAAGGAGTGGTTGGAGATATATCGGCAACGTATGTGTTATGAAATTTAAATTGAGGGCTAGATTGATCTGATAAATTAATGTCTTTAGCAGAATCATCCATTCTTCTAAATAGGTCTACCATAAAGTTTGTTATCTCATTTATATCTGCCACGTCTATTGCGTAAATAGTAAATAGTATCTGTTCATTGCAAATCATCCAATTCTCCTCATATGAGATATTGATCTTATCATATACAATATGTTTTTTACCGCTTAAAAATTGGTTAAATTCGGCAGGCTGTTGAACTGGAATGATAGGATTTAATATATTGCCAGTGCCAGTAGTATCATAGTCATTTGGATCAAATATATCGGCATCCTGTAATTCTTGCCATAAGTATTTTCTTAAATCTAACATTGCGTCTAATTTATAATTTACCATTATTATACTCCTCCAAATGCATTCTCTACTGCCTGCTTTGCTTCCGCCCTTAACATTCTACCAGAAAATACATATTTTACTTTCCTGACTTCTCTTGGTACTCTTAATATATCTTTCATCTTATATGTAAATATCTTCTGAAATCCAGATTTTTTAATAGATAGATTAACTAAATTACTTGTAAAAAATCTTTTGTAAGCTACTTCAAAGGACTGCTTTGCAGCCACTCCACCAGGCCTTGTAACGGTCACAGAGGCCCCTTTGGGCATGAAAACAGTATATCCTAAGCCTGAATCAAAAACTAGTCTCTCAGCAAAACGTGGGGATACTACAACGGGTATTCCCTTTTCCATTATTTCAGCTTTATTTTTAAATACATGCTTTCTTTTTGAATATTTATTTGGGACTGCAGACCTAGATTCATTAAACTGATATGAGACTCTAAAGCCTAAGTCTTCGCTATCTAACTTTTTTAATTTAAATAGTCTTGCTTCTTCCATTCCAGTTTTTTGCCATTCGTAAACATGGTGAAGGGTTTTTGGTTTAATTCTAGATTGAGAGTCAACATAGCTTCCAAAATCTTCATTGATCTGATCAAATATGACTTTATTAAATTTAGCCTTAAATGATTTGCTTGTTGGCAGCTCTGCCATAACCATAGACTTATAATAAATAACGGCGGAAACCTGTGCAACCAAGGTTTCTTGAATTGGGTACTTTGAGCTTGGCTTAGATCCGACTGTTTCTAAAGCAGATGCTGTTGCAACCAATAACTCACTAGACGCCAATTACCTGGTTCTCCGATCTTTTAACAATTGTGCTAAATGCCAAAGTGTTTCCAAATGGGTCTGTCACGGGTGTGCTTCCAACCACTTCAAATACAGTCGGTGTATCTTCTGGGAAGTTGAGCTCTGTCCATATATAATTTCCACCAGCATCTCTAATGTTAGAAATCTTTTGCCTTAATGTTAACTTGTCGTGTGTTCTAATTTCAAGCATCTGAGTATTTTCATAGATATTCCCAAAGGTCTGTCTATCTCCAGTTCTTGAGGTTGAAGAGTTTGATATAAATGCTTTAGCATGGCAGTCTATAGTTTTTGTGTACTGCCAGCTTTTTTTAATTAATCCAGTATCTTCATCCTGAACATCTGACTGAGTATAAACATCTAAACTCATGCTAAATATAGCATCTACCAAATCAAACATTATATTACTACCATTTGCGTGACTACATAGGAAGAAAGGATTTGATCTACATATAGATTCCCTGTTCCACGGTAAGACTCGCTTGTATATTCAAACTGCCAATCAAATGACTGCACATTCTGAATATACTTATTCCTCCATGCCCTATCTTTCGAGAAGTAATCTTTAATTAAGTGGATTGTTGCTTCTTCTATTTCGTCTGGTATAAAGTCCCAGCCATATCTTCCCTGAACTTTATAGACATAATCTTTTTTAAACGCTACCCCAAATGTATCATTATACGAAGGTGGAACTAGGCCGTTTGCAGAATAAACTGTGTTATCAAGTAAATTAGCACGATTAACTCTAATACCAAAACCGCTTTCAGATACTTGAGTATCATATATCCAATTATTTACATTATTAATAGTGTCTATAATTAAAACATCATTTTCGTAAAGTTCGTGCAGTGCGTTTATCTTAAACTGAAGTCTTAAAGAATCTGCTCCGTCTCCATAAACTATATGGGTATCATCGTATAAATAAAATGTTTGTCCAGTATAATTTTCAATTATCTTTCTGGCCCATTTTTCTGCCATTTGTATTTCATGATATGTTTTAGCGTTAATATCGCCTGGGTCTGTTCCATATCCTAGATCATCCATAATATCGAACATGCTGGCATACGGAGTGACCACATCAATGTATGAGAAATGTGATCCGCTAATTCCACTAATTAGATAGTTCCATTGAATCTTAAACTTTTTATTTCTACGAACTAATCCTAATGGCAGGATTATTTGATATGTTCCAGCATCAACTTCTGACTTTGTTGCTGTTTCAATATATACTGCTGTGTTTGGATTTACCAATGGGGCAGCTGTAGGATCTTCTGTTATATCATAAACAATTGCTGTTACATTGCCATCAGCATCTATAATATTACCGCCCCAGAATATCTTAGTTTTAATTGGTGCTGTTTGATCTACATATATCTCTGCCATTATTTTAGGCTTGTTTAGCTATAGAACTCTTGCGCTTCTCTTGGTGTCGCTAAACGAAAACCTTCCTCCACATCAAAAATTTTTTGAGCATCTTCTTCTTTCATTGCTATAAATGGATGTTCCTTTGTAAAGGTATAACCAATAATATCATATCGGAAGTTTTCTCTTGTCATTCTAACCAAAACATTGTCCTTTGGCTGTTCCTTCTTTGGATCAAACTTAGGCAATACTTCTTGTGCTTCTACTTCAGACTCTTCTTCAATAGCCTCGATTGTTTTAGCATAAACTGAATATGTTACGCCTTCTTCTGCAAGTGCTGCGATAATGTCTGCTTTATTCTTTAGGCCCTCTGTATCGACTGCAAAATCTTCTGCAACCTTTTTAAGCTCTGCTACTTTTAATGTCTCAAATGACATATATTTCTCCTTAGTCTAGGTAAATCAATTATATCATTACTAATTTAC